TAATGAAACGGATTTCGATCCTACTCCAGAAAATGATGTAACAGCTATTGAAGATTTTGAAGATGCCATCAATGGCTATTTACGTGATTTAGAAAGAGAGGATGTTGAAATTATCAAAACAGAATTCAAATTCTTTGATGATGGTCGTGCAATTGCTATAGTTGTATCAGATTAGTAAAGAGGTAAAAAATGATTGAATTCTTTTTACCGATGCAAAAAATTCCGACAACGACTCACCAACAAAAAAAGGTAAACGTCCAATTTGGAAAGCCAATCTTTTATGAGCCAGAGGATCTAAAAAAAGCCAGAGCGAAATTTGAAAGCTTGCTTACCCAGCATGTGCCGCCTGATAAATTTAAAGGCGCAATTCGGCTGACGGTAAAGTGGTGTTTCCCACGAATTAAGAAAAGCTACGATGGCCAGTACAAGACCACAAAGCCAGACACGGACAATCTGCAGAAATTGCTCAAAGATTGCATGACGAAGCTTGGCTATTGGCAAGACGATGCGCAAGTGGCCAGCGAGATTGTCGAGAAATTTTGGGCAGATACTGTCGGGATCTATATTAAGATTGAGGAATTGCCATGAAAATCAATTATATAGATTTCTTCAGCAGAGTCATTCCTGAATGGATGGCACGCAGTAATCAAAAGAGCCAAGAGGTCGGTTTTGGTTCGGATGCCTACTGGCTCTGGGTAGTATCGTCAATCGGGGAAATTTGCAAACAATACAATGATGACGCGCTGGTGACGGAGCAGTTTGGTTTGCTCTTCAACTGGCTAGAGAAACAAGCAGGAGGAACAAAATGAAAGAAAAAACATACGAACAGATGCTAGATGAAATGATTAGCGATAAGGTCAATAATCCTAGTCATTATCAAGGCGCTTTCGGCCTTGAAGCAATCGAGGTTGTCAGGAATTTTGCAGGCGATTTGACAGCTGTAGAAGGTTTTTACTGGGGAAATGCAATCAAGTATATACTGCGCTTCCAAAAGAAGAATGGGCTTGAAGATTTGAAGAAGGCTCGTAAAAATCTGGATTGGTTGATCGAGGAGCTGGAGGTAGAAAAAAGATGAAGAAACAGGAATTGATTGATCGCTATAAAAGCTATGAAGGAATTTGGGATGCTCCAGGAGCAGAAGCAGCTCGTAAATGTTTTATACGAGATTTGGAACAACTAGAGGAATCAACTCCCGGTCATGCAGATGAAGCGCCGCGCTATATTAAAAACATACTGGCACGCTTGCGAGAATTGCCATTACATGACAGAGAGGTCTGGTTGAAAGCCATTATGGCTGAATTTGAGCAAGATTTCAGCCATGCGATATGGCGTGAGGGATATAAACAAGGTAAATTTGAAGGTGAATGGGTCGGTATTCAACTGAAAGACGCTGATAAGATTCGACAAGAATTGAATAAACCAGTGATTCCGCAGTTTATGGCGAAGTGGATTGAGTATTGTAAATTTACTCACGTTGATTTGCAAAACGCTTTGCTTGTTGGTGATGTGTACTTTTATAACTACGCGAATCAAAAAGATTTTTCAAAACTAAAAGAATTTTTAGAAACCGGAAATAATCAAGATCTCTTTGCTCGAGCATGGCTTGACGGCTACACAGTCGAGAAAGAGAAGCGGTACGTAGTAACAGATGGGAACCACCTTTATTTCAAAAAATACCAAGAAGATGTAGAAATCGTTATCCTTGCTGACGAAATGCCGGGTACGATGGACTATGTCAAGAAATTCGATACAAAGGAAGAGGCCCGAGAGGTTGCAAATATCTTTGGTTGGAAAGTTAAGGAGGTGGATGATTGACGATAAATATCAAACAACGATTAAAAGCTTTGCAGTATATCGATATTAAAGCGAAGTCAAAACATCAGGAAATCATCAGCTTGAAATCGGGCATTTTACGAGGGCAGCAATTTGACAATATGCCGAAAGCAGAAAGCTCGTCTAATCGCTCTGAAGAATTGAACGTGCTGATTATCGATAAGTCAGAACAGCTCTATCGAGAAATTCAAGAGCTTTATCAGGAGCGGGATGAGCTAGTACAAGCGATTGAATCGCTGGACGATCCAGTTGAAAATATCATCATGCGGCTACTATATATTGATGGGCTTTCGTGGAATGAGATCCAAGTCCGATTACGATGCGGACGCGGGACGATACACAGGGCCAGAGATAGTGCTTTAAAAAAACTTTCTAAAAAAAATGGAACTAATGGAACTCTTTGGAATTCCTAAAGTGATATTATGGTATTGTCGAAAAAGTGAAAACGAAACGATTTTCATGAGGACTCCTAGAAAAAAGGCGCGCAGTTGCGTCTTTTTTTGTTATCAAAAAATAAGGTGGTGATGGAAAATCGCTAAACTAACTTTAAAACAACAGAGATTTGCTGATGAGTACATCATCAGCGGGAATGCTACAGGGGCGGCTGTAAAAGCTGGATATAGCTCTAAGTATGCGAACACGAACGCTTCTAAGCTACTACAAAATACTGCAATAAAATCCTATATAGACGAAAGGCTAGCTCAGCTTGCGTCTGAGAAAATCGCAACACAGGAAGAGGTGCTTACTTACCTGACTTCGGTCATGCGAGGAGAGATTCAAGAGCAGACTTTGATAAGCATCGGAGAGTTAGGCCAAACGATTACGGATATAGATGTCGGGGCGAAAGATAGAATCAAGGCAGCTGAACTATTAGGAAAACGTCATAGACTTTGGACTGACAAAGTAGAAGCAGACGTTTCTGGAACGGTGGTTTTTGCAAATGAGTCAGACATACCAGATTAAGTCAAATGATATTGTTGTTGACTTGCCTAAGACAGTAGGTGGTGGATATGGCCAGTTTTGGCGTTCTCGTAATTTTTACCGCGTTGTGAAAGGTTCGCGAGGTTCAAAGAAATCGAAGACGACAGCGTTGAATTTTATCACGCGCATACTGAAATATTCTTGGGCAAACTTGCTTGTAGTACGCAGGTACTCGAACACAAATAAGCAATCAACTTATACAGACTTTAAATGGGCTGCTAATCAGTTAAAGGTCGCTCATAAATTCAAATTTAATGAGTCTTTGCCTGAAATTACAGTCAAAGAGACAGGGCAGAAGATACTGTTCCGTGGTTTGGATGATGAGTTGAAAATCACATCTATTACAGTAGACGTAGGTATATTGTGTTGGGCGTGGTTCGAAGAAGCCTATCAAATCGAAAGTGAAGATAAGTTTAGCACGGTAGTTGAGTCAATCCGTGGTAGCTTAGACGCTCCTGACTTTTTTAAACAAATAACGGTCACGTTTAACCCGTGGAATGAAAGACACTGGCTCAAACGTGTCTTTTTTGACAAGGAGACGCAGAGAACAGATACACTATCACTTACAACGACTTATAGATGCAACGAATGGCTGGACGAAGTCGATATCAAGCGATATGAGGATTTGTACCAAACGAATCCTAGACGGGCTAGAATCGTCTGTGATGGCGAGTGGGGCGTGGCCGAGGGGCTGGTATTCGAGAATTACAGTGTCAGAGATTTTGATATACAGGAGACGATCAAACGAGTAAGCGAAACTGCTGCAGGCCTTGACTTTGGTTTCACGCACGACCCGACTACTTTTCCGCGTCTGGCTGTTGATTTGAAAAAAAAGGAGCTGTGGATCTATGCAGAGCATTACGAGCACGCTATGACTACAGAAGATATTTACCAGATGATTGCTAAGTACGACATGCTAAACGCTGAAATTACAGCAGACAGTGCAGAACAACGTTTGATAGCAGAGTTGAGGTCGAAAGGCGTCAGAAGAATACAAGCATCTGTAAAGGGCAAAGGCTCAATCAGCGCTGGTATAGACTTTATGAAGCAATTTAAAATTTATATCCACCCGTCTTGCGAGAAGACGATAGAGGAATTTGATACTTATATCTATAAGCAAGATAAAGACGGCAATTGGTTGAACGAGCCAATAGATGCGAATAACCACGTCATCGATGCGATCCGATATGCTTTAGAAAAATATCACATCGAAAGAAAATCAACACAAGACCGCATGAAGAATGCGTCTTATTATTTTAGGAGGTAAAATTGGAAGTTAAATTTTTAAGTGGTACACGTTTTGACAGTAGATCAAACGAGCACTTTATGATGATGCTCGAAGACTTTGAAGCTATCGAATACGGTTCTGACAATTGGATTGAGCAGTTAAAACGTTATGTGAATCGCCACAAAGCAGAGCAACAGCCACGGTTAAAAGAGCTGAAGCGTTACTACAAAGGCGATAACAATATCAAGTATCGACCTGCTAAAACAGACGAAACTGCGGCAGACAATCGCATTTCTAGCGACTTTGCTAAATATATTACTATTTTTGAACAGGGGTACATGCTGGGGAATCCGGTCGATTATAAGAATGAGAACAAAGCAATCCTTGAACATATCAAGGATTTTTCAGCCAAAAACAACGAGAAGAAACACAACTCCTCCATCAAAAAAGACTTGTGTGTGTATGGCCGTGCTTATGAACTTTTGACTGTAACGAATCGAGGCGGTAAGGCTTGGGTTAAGTTGTACAAGTTAAAACCAGAAGAGACTTTTGTTATCTATGATGATACATACGAACAAAACTCGCTCATGGCCGTGAACTACTACGATATTGACTATGGAGATAGCAAGCGTAAGACGATTATAAAAGTCTATACTGCAGATCATATCTATAGCTACGAGTGGAAGTCCACGGATAGCGATAAAATGGCGCTCAAGGACGAGCAAGAACATTACTTTAAAGCTGTACCAGTCAATGAGTACAGCAACAATGAGGATCGTTTAGGGTCTTATGAGTCTGTTTTGGACAACATCGATGCTTACGACTTATCACAGTCTGAGCTTGCTAATTTCCAGCAAAACAGCAACGATGCCATCTTGATGATTAAAGGCAATCCGTATACAGGAGCAGAGGAAAATGACTTTTTGGAAGATGGACAAATTAATCCAAACGGTCGTTTGTATGTGTCTCAAGCTTACAAGAAAGCACAAGTCCTCATCTTGGATGACAATCCAAACCCAGGTGGAGCTAATCCAGACGCTAGCTATTTAATCAAGTCGTATGATAGCCAAGGCGCAGAATCATACAAGCAACGCCTTGTGAATGATATTTTGCGTTTTACATTTACTCCAGATACGCTTGATAACAACTTCGCTGGCACGCAATCAGGCGAGTCAATGAAATACAAGCTCATGGCTAGCGATAACTACAGAGAGCAACAAGAAGACTTGTTTGAAGCTGGTCTCATGCGTCGTTTGCGTTTAGCAGTCAATATCTGGAAGATCCAAGGTAACGAAAATACAGCATACGAACTCATCAACGAAACATCTGTAGTCTTTAGTCCGAACGTTCCACAAAATGAAAAAGAAATCGTTGAGATGATTAAGTCGCTTTACGGAATTGTTAGTGATCAGACGATTTTTGAATTACTGAATCAAGTTACGGGTGTAGATGCTGAAGACGAGCTGGAACGTTTGAAAGAGCAAGAAGCCCTAGAACAGCCAGAACCGCGACTAGAACCCGTAAATGAGGTGGTCGATGATGAACAAGAAATCGAATCAAAGCCATCTTGATTACTGGTCAGGTCGCTCAGATGAAATTTTCCGCTACCTAGATCGGAATGATATTGATTTTTTTGCTGAATTAAATAAAATCTATCAAGAGCAAGCAAACGAAATGCAAAAGGCTTTTTATGATTTCGTTAGCAAGTATTCTGAAAATGGCTCAATGAGTTATCAGGAGGCGCTACAGCGCTTGAAAGGTACTGATCTGTCAGATTATCGGGAGAATGCCAGGAAGTATCGTGAGCAGGCTGAGAAAGACCCAGAATTGCTTAAAAGGCTCAACGAGCAGTACACGACCGCACGCGCTACAAGATTAGAGTCATTGCAGCTAGATATGCTCTTTCGTGCCGGGGTCGCAAGAGGTCTTATTGCTGATAAGTTTGAAAGTTATTTGCAGAAAATGGCTCTCATGAGTTATAAAAAGTCTATGAGCGGTCGGACTGGTACAATCAACGAACCAGCACTAAAAGAGTTGGTGAAAACTCCGTTTAACGGTTATAACTATAGTCAGCAATTGTGGGGCAATACAGACAATCTTGTCAAGGATTTAAAAAAAGTTCTGAAGGCTGGTTTCGTCCGTGGCGATCACCCTCGAACAATGGCGCGTGATTTGGCACAGAAGTACAAAGTAGCGAACAGTCGAGCTGAAACACTCGTTCGGACCGACGGAACGATGATTGTCAATCGATCCGCTATCCAGCGCTACAAAGATGCAGGGCTGAAATACTATCGGATTTTGGTTCATTTGGACAATCGGACGACTGAAATATGCAAAAGAATTCACGCAGAGGACAAGCGATATCTGATTGATGAAATGCAGGCAGGAGTAAACGCTCCGCCTTTTCATTTTAATTGCCGGTCTGGTGTGATACCAGATGAGAAAGAATTGAATGGAAGTGTTGAAAATAATCCGGATGAGGTGTATAATCTAAGTAAGAGAGATGGAACAGCTGAGTACTACAGTGAGCAACTTTTGGATCGAATTTCAAAAATAGAACCAAAGGTTACAAGCGATATGCAACGTATTGCGGGTAAAAACGAACTGGTAGGTCTTGAATTCCGAAAGAAAACAGCTGAGTCGTTAGCTCGTAAAATCAAAACAGATAGTCAGATTGAAAATATAAGTTTATCAAAAGCTGCAGGTAAAATTAACGACGCTTTGCGATATACAACTATTTTCAATCCTGATACTTTTGAGAAAGAGTACCAGGAGATGACCCAACGTCTCATTGAAGGCGGGTATAAAATTGCAAAAGTAAAGAATACTTGGCTGATGAATGGGCCGTACAAAGGCGTGAATACAGTCCTTGAAAAGGATGGCATCAACTTTGAGATGCAGTATCATACTCAGGAAAGTTTTGAGTTGAAAAATGGTCCATTGCATGAGCTTTACGAAAAATATCGTGATGCAAGCACGTCTAATCAAGAACGCATGAAATTATTTAAGAAAATGCTTGATTTGAACAAGGGACTCGATATTCCTAGAAATATAGAAAGGGTGAAGTGATATGGAAAACATTAAATACTATCAAACAACAACGGACAATCCTCAAACGCTTCGTTTAATTGATGGTGTCATGCAAGTTTTTGATATCGAAAAAAAGTGGGTTGACAGTATTGACTGGTTTAATAAAATCTTTTTCAACGACTTCACTGATTTTAAAGAGATTTCGGAAAACGAAGCCTTTGCATATATCGGGAAAATAGTAGCAGCGTGACTTAAGCACTTAGAATAATCTAGGTGCTTTTCTTATGCTCAGAAAGGAGATAAAATGTTTATTTGGAATTTAGTATCTATTACAGCGGGCGTTATCGTACTGATTATATTATTAGCTATTAGCTATATCGTATTAGCTGGATTACTTGAAGGTGCTAGAAATGCTCTAGCTAGAAGCAGGAAAGAACGAGATGAACAAATACAAAAAGCTGATTGGATTGATCGAAGATAATCATTTTGAAATACAATCTAAAAAATGCCACGACTCGCTAAGTGGCTGGACTGGCAACGAGTTATGGATTGTTGATAAAGAAAATGGTAGTAAAATCTTTGATTTATCAATAAATGGTTACTGTTTTAATGATGAATCGGTTCAGAAAGCTATTGAAAAAATCGAGAACTATCTAGCTTTGAAAAAAATGGATACTTTCGATGATTTCAAAAGCTGGATTGAAAAGAATGCCGTGCCTGAAAAAACGGGATAAACTGCTATAGATTGCTATAAAAAACTATAAACCGTGTCGGATTCGATGCGGTTTTTGTATTGTCCAAACTTTACTGAAGACACTAAAAGCTGTACTGTTTCGTCGCCGGACGTAAAACGAGACTATCGAGTGGCGACGTAATCGCTGGAGGACAATTATGTCAGAAGAAATCAACGGAACTACTACAACTGTGGATCAAACTGAGACCGTCGACACTCAGAACGAGAAAGCAGTAGATGTAGAGTCAAATGCAGATAGCGATAAGCATGGACGTACTTTTACCCGTGCTGAAATGGGCAAGATGTTAGCTGCTGAACGTACAAAGTGGGAAGCTGAACAAGCTACAGCTCTTGAACAAGCTAAAAGTGAAGGTGAACGACTAGCCAAACTAACAAAAGATGAACGCGCTAGAGAAGAAGAAGCGAAACGAATCGCTGAATTGGAAAAGCGCGAACAGGATATAGCTGAACGTGAGATGAAACTAGCGACACAATCACTCTTGGCAGACGAAGGATTACCACAAGAGTTTTTGAATCATGTGTTAGCTCCAACTGCTGAAGAAGTAAAGGCTAAAATCACGGCTTTACGTGATGTATTTGATAGTGAAGTTGAAAAGCGCGTAAACGAACGATTGGTTCAAAGTGCGCCACGTCGTGGTACTACTACAGGAATCACGAAAGAACAAATTATGGCAATTGAAGACACTGACAAACGTCAGGCTGCGATTGCTGAAAATATTAATCTTTTTAGAAAGGGCTAGAATATGGCTGAACAAAAACTAACTACTATGGCTAACTTGGGCGAAATTAAGTCTATTGATTTTGTTAACAAGTTTTCTAAAAATATCAACGACTTGTTGACACTTTTGGGCGTCACACGTCGTCAAGAACTTACAAGCGATCTCAAGATCCAGACTTACAAATGGACTGCTGACGTAAACGCGACAAATCCGGGCGAAGGGGAAGACATTCCACTTTCTCAAATGGTACGCGCTAAAGCAGACGCTTACGAAGTAGCGTGGTTCAAGAAACGTCGTTCTGTATCTGCAGAAGCAATTGCTCGTCATGGAGCATCTATCGCTATTACAGAAGCTGATACACGTTTGATGCGCGAAATCCAAAATGGTATTAAAGAACAATTCTTCACTTTCCTAAAAGCTAACCCGACAAAGAACAAGGGTAAAGGCTTGCAAGGTGCGCTTGCTCAAGCATGGGCAAAAATCGCAACTTTCAACGAATTTGAAGGATCTCCAATCGTTACTTTTGTGAGTCCGACTGATGCTGCTGAATATCTTGGAAACGCTGGTGTAGGCGCTGATGCTTCTAATGTATTCGGTATGACTTTGCTCAAGAATTTCTTGGGTATGCAAAACGTCATCGTCATGAACGGCGTACCAGAAGGTAAAATCTACACAACAGCAATCGAGAACCTTGTGTTTGCTAACTTGAATGTAGCTTCTGGAGATCTAGGTGGATTGTTCGCGGACTTTACAGATGAAACTGGTTTGATTGCAGTTGCTCGCGACCGTGCTTTGAAAAACCTCACTTATGAATCTGTATTCTTCGGTGCTAACGTACTCTTTGCAGAAATCCCACAAGGTGTCGTAGAGACTACTATCGAAAAACCAGCACCAGTACCTGGAGGTTAGTAAATGACGGCGATTGATACAAATGAGATTTTGAAAGAAATCAAATTATTAAAAGGGGTAAGCGATACTGCGCAGGATGACTTGCTGAATTTGACCATCAAAGAAAGCGTTGAGCGCATCCTTGCCTTTGTCAATCGCTACTCTGAAACATCAATTACGGAAATTCCAAACAATGCAGCATACATCGTCCGTGATGTGGCTATCAAACGATTTAACAAGCTGAATTCTGAAGGCGCTAAGGCAGATAGCGAGGAAGGAAGGGCTTTTACATGGGAAGACAGTTATTTGTCTGAAGATGACAAGCAAACCCTTATTTCTTTAGCTACAAAAAGGCAAGCCAGAGGAATCGCACGTTTTATCTAGCAAGGAGGTAGCGATGTGATTTACAATGACAGAGTCATTTTAATTAAAGAAACCACTCCTAAAGACGAGCTAGAAGACGACGTTACAACAGAACAAATTGGTCCTCTGCCTTGCCAACGTGGGACGTTAACCAATAATGAACAGATGGGAATCTTTGGAAAATACAATCTAGACAGTTTTAAGTTGCATTTACAAGGTATTCATCAAGATTTCTCAGAAGTCATTTATAACGGCAAGCGACGAGCTGTCAAAGGCAAGAAACATCACAAAAATAGCACGGTGATCTATCTATGAGCTTGACTTATCGTGTGAAGGGATTAGATAAATTTCTGCGCGAGGTGCAGAGAAAGGGGCGACAAGCTCCGATTGCTGTTGATAGAGAGTTGAATCGCTCCAGTCTACGCGTTGAGCGTTTAGCTAAGCTATATGCTCCTTGGGACACTGGCTGGATGAGCGAGAACATCTACAGCATGCAAGCGAAGTTTATGGGTTATAAGGTCATTTCTCCTGCTTACTACTCAATCTATGTTGAGTTGGGAACGCGGAAGATGGCACCACAGCCGTTTATGCATCCCGCTGTACAAGAGGAATATCCAAAATTGATGAGCAATCTAAATAAGATGTTTAAGAGGTGATTATGGATTCACCAACAAGCAATTTACTAAGAGACTTAAAAAAGCGATTGGGAGCATTAAGTATCCCAATCCATTTTAAATTACCTGATGCGTCCGTAGTCGAGCCGTTTCTTGTGGTGGGCGGTATTGCATCTGATACATCAAAAACAGCACAGACAGGGTTGATAATCGAAGATAGCACTATTCAGATTGATATCTTTCTGCCGGGTTCTAAAAGTCGAGTCCACGCAGAAAACATCAAATCACAGGCTATTCGGTTATTAGGTCGCAATAGGCGGACGACATCAACTATTTTGATGGACAGCTCAATCGGTCGGGAGGTCTATCATATCGTCATTAAAACGACCGAAACAATACTTTAAACAAGGAGGTCCTAAATGGCTGAAAAAGGACAAGTAAAAATCACTACAGCTAAGCCGATTGTTGGTAAGAAGGTATTCTACTTTATCCAATCAATCCATGCAGAAAAAGGCGAAGGAGCGCTTTTGCCAGCTTATCGTACAGGCGGAAGCACAACGCTTGGCGGTGAGTATCAGGATGAGCAAACACAACAAGGACGCTTGCTTGAAAAATCAAGCGATGAGCACTCAATTGAGTTGACTCAATACTTTGCGCCGATGGACCCATCAATCGGGGTTATCTTAGACGCTCAAGCAAAAGGTGAGTCAATCAAGATTTGGCGCGTTATTGTTGATGAAAGTGTTAAAACAAAAATCGGTGAGTCTGGTAATCAAAAAGATGCTTATCCAGCTAAATTCGGTTACGCTAAAATCACTGATGATGTTGAGTTCAACGATGACGTAGAAGGATTCGTTGAACTTTCATACACAGCTGGAATTGTTGGCCGTTTGCAGGATGGCAAGTTCCCGCTTTCTGCCGAAGAACTCGCTTTGTTAAACGATATCTACACATATCAAAATCCGGGCGAAACAACCGGCGATTACGATAATATTCAGCGCTAATTTTCAGGAGGGCGGCTTTCACAGGTCGCCCTTTTATTTTTGATTAAGGAGAAAAACAATGGAATTTAAAATCGGTAACAAAATTGTGGAAATCAAATTTGATTTTCGTTTGATGTTTAGAATTGACAAGGATCTTGCGACAAAAGACGCGAATGGTCAGTCTTCAAAAAACGGAATCGGTGCCCTGTTTTATAAAATCGTCGATCGTGACGACCAAGGTATTGTGGATTTGATTCAGTTTTGTGGCAGCAAAAAAGGAAAAGCAGTCAGTGAAGATGAAGCATTATCAGCTATTGAAAATTATTTCGAAAAATCTGACGCTGAAGATCCGCAAGAAGCCCTATTCGAAGAAATCCAGGAAGAAATGGTCCAATCTGGTTTTTTCAAGAAGAAGATTTTGAAATATATCGAGAACATGCGTCTTGGGCTGGAATTGGCAGAGAGCCAAGCTACAGAAAACGACGCAACAGCTCAAATGCAAGCCAAAGCCATTTCAGAAATTATTGGCAAGATGGAAAGCGCGCTCTCTTAACCGAATGTGCAAGACTTGGTCTAACTGACCAAGAAACAATCCTGAATTGCAATAAATGGGAGCTTGACGCAATCCTAGAGGGTCTGCACTATAGGCAGATTGAAGCGCGTGAAAACTTATCAGCTTTGGCTTTGGAACTGCGCTATACGCTCAATAGCAAGAAGGTTGATACCAACAAACTCAGCAAGCGCAAAGAAAAAGAAAGGGTGCGCAGAAGCTTCCACAAGCCAACAAAACAAGAGATCAAAAATAAAAGCGAATTTGTGGCAAAACTTGAAAAAGCTAGTCAGATGTTTGCGAACAGAAAATAAATAGTAAAGGAGGTGGATGCATGAGTTTTGATGGCTCAATCTTTGCTGAGATTGGTGCGGATACCAGAGCGTATGAGCGCGCTATGAATGAAATTGCTGTTATGACCAAACAAGCCTTTGATAATGCTCAAAAAGCTGCGGTAAATAGTTCAAATCAGATGATCCAAAAAATCGGGCAGCTGATGAATGAGCTGGCTAGCAACAGTAGTACGCTTGGCCAGAAAATCGGTCAAGGCTTCAAAGGCGGTCTAAACATCGCTCTTGGCGAAATCCATCGGATCGCGTCCAATATCGGGCAACGTTTGCCTGAACCCATACAAAACGGGCTAAACAAGGTAGCTCAAGCATTTATTAGTCTTAATTCTAAGATTTCCAGTGCTTTGTCTCCAATAACTACCAAAATGACTTTGGTCGGTAGCTCTATCGGTAACGCTTTTAGTTCTGCATTAGGAAAAGTAAATAATTTTGCAAATCAGGCTAGCAATACGTTAGGTGGCAAGCTGATTAGCAAAGTCAGCACTTTATCCAGCAAAATTTCCAGTGGCCTTGGCAATGCTTTTCAACAAGCAGGTAGTAAAGCTACTAACGCTTTGATGGGCATTGTGAATCACACGAATCAAGCGGCATCTGCCACAAGTAACCTCATTAAGACAGCTTTAGGGATTTCTGCAGCTTATGCAGGATTTAACTTCATCAAGAATGCAATAGGCGGTGCGATCACCAAATCAGCTGACTTCGAAGCTCGCATGAGTAGCATCAAGGCTGTTACTGGCTCTAGCGCTGAAACGATGAAGCAGTTTCATGATGCAGCCGTTAAAGCTGGAGCTGATACAGCATTTTCTGCTACAGAAGCAGCGGATGCTATTGAGGAATTGGCGAAAGCTGGGGTATCTACTAAAGATATCTTAAACGGTGGCTTAACGGGCGCTTTGAACTTAGCAACTGCAGGCGAGCTGGATTTGAAAGAAGCGGCAGAAATTGCATCTACGGCTTTGAATGCCTTCAAACGAGACAATCTGAGCGTAGTAGATGCTGCTAATCAATTGGCTGGTGCTGCGAATGCTTCAGCGACAGATGTCCACGAATTGAAATACGGGCTTTCGGCAGTTGCCCCTGTAGCTAGCGGCTTAGGACTTTCTTTTAGAGATACAACCAACGCTTTGGCTGTATTTGCACAAAATGGTCTCAAAGGCTCTGATGCGGGTACATCTCTCAAGACGATGCTGATGAACTTGCAGCCGCAAACTAAGGCGCAAACGAATATGATGAGAGAACTAGGCATCATCACAGAAGATGGGTCTAATAGATTCTTTACTGCAGAAGGTAAAATCAAATCATTTGCTGAAGTATCTCAAGTATTAAAAGAAAGCTTGAGCGGTCTGACAGAACAACAGCAACAACAAGCGCTCAAGACCATGTTTGGTACAGATGCAGTGCGTGCGGCAACTATCGCAATGAATGAGGGTGCAGATGGTGCAAACAAGATGCAAGCGGAAATCAGCAAGGTTACTGCTGCACAAGTTGCTGCTGAAAAGTTAAACAACTTAAAAGGCGCTATTGAAGGCTTGAGCGGATCATTCGAGACTCTACAAATTAAGCTCGGAGAATCCGTCCTGCCACTGTTTACTACAATCGTAAAATATGTGGATAAGCTGGTAGATAAATTTAGTCAATCACAAGGCATTCAAAACTTTACTGATGCTATGGCTACTATCAATCCTGTCTTAGACCATTTCTTGAATGGTACGAAGTTAGCCGATGGTGTCATGGAGAAATTTAAAGGGACGATGTCCTCTGCAGCACCTATCCTTAGCCTAGTAGGCGGCCTACTCGCATTTGGTCCTGCAACTAAGGGACTAACATTGCTTACTGGCCTTTTAGGAGGTTTGGGAACTAAAATAGGCGCTCTTGGAAGCATATTGAGTAGCGGTTTTAGTTCTGCCGCTGGAATGGTTGGCCTCTTTGCTGCTCAAGTTAGCGGTTTAGGTGGTGTTTTAGGCGGAGCAGCATCAAAAGGCTTGTCTGTCTTGTCTATGATGGCAAGCGGCATCAGCTCTGTCATGAGTGTGGCTTTGGCTGCAATCGGTCCTGCTGCTATCCTTGGCCTCGTCGTGGCTGGTTTGGGTATCATCAACAATCAGTTTGACACTCAAATTGACCAATTGCTAAACACAGTAACCACTAAAGGCCCTCAAATTATTCATAATCTGGTTCAAGGGATTACGAATGCTATTCCTGCTTTAATTGCTTCAGGGGCGGATTTAATAGCAAAATTCGCTAGTGCTTTTGCAACTATGTTTCCAGTCATTGTAAATGCTGGAGTGAGCCTGATTGTGAGTTTGGTTCAAGGGATTGGCCAGAATGCACAGTCGCTTTACAGCTCGGCAAATACTATTGCAGTCACTTTTGTCAGCTCGCTGTTAAACGCACTGCCAACTATCTTGTCAGCTGGGATGGAGATGTTAGCAAATCTTTCTCAAGGAATTCTAAAAAATACTCCTCAGGTGACAGCTAACACTCAAAAGATCGTTACGACATTCTTGAACGGTCTTGGCCAACAAATGCCAAACATTATTCAGAATGGTATCCAAATCCTGCAAAATCTGATAACTGGCATTATCCAACAGCTACCAACATTTTTGCAAATTGCGGTACAGGTCATTACGTCCTTTATCCAAGGTTTGGTATCTAACTTACCTGCGATTATCCAGGGCGGCATCCAGCTGATCATGTCTCTTGTGACAGGTTTGATACAAAACTTGCCACAAATCATTGCTTCAGCAGCTCAAATCGTCGTTTCGCTCGTTTCTGGCTTGATACAAGCGGCACCTCAATTGATTATGGGCGGTCTACAGCTGATTGCTCAATTAGTCATCGGTTTGATAACTGGCATACCGAAAGTCTTAGAAGCCGGTTGGGAGCTTATCAAAGCTCTAGGCGGTGCTTTGATTGACGGAATTGTTGGAATTGGTCAAAAAGTAGGTGAGTTCTTCGGCGGGATTTGGGACTGGATCACTGGCAAGAATGAAGAGGGAGCTAGCAAAACCAAAGCTACTATGGATGATTTGACATCATCTGTGTCGGCTAAGACTTCTGAAATGTCCACGGCTGCAAAGACTAATACCCAAGATATGGCTACAGGTGTTCAACTCAACATGGACACGATGGGGCTAAATGCTTCCAATGCGGTCAATACAATGGGTACAAATGTCAATACTAGCTTCCAAAATCTAGTGACATCATCCAATACGAATATGCAGGCCGTAGGAGCTAATGTCACAAACGGAATGACACAGGCTCAGACAAATGCGACGTTACAGGCGCAGACTATGCAGCAAAACGTTGGCAATTCCATGAATCTGATGGGGCTTGATACGCTAAATAAAGTAACGACCATGAATACAAACGTAGACGCTAACATGCAAGCGCTCGTTACGACTACGGGTATTAACATGCAGGCTTTAAGCAGCAATGTATCTAGTAATATGCAACAAGCTCAGACAACCGCTACGACTGAGTCAGCAACCATGAATGCGAATGTATCAAGCAATTTGAGCGGTTTGAATACAAGTGCTAGCTCCTACATGCAGGCGCTTCAAACGGACTCAAACGCTGCATTCCAGACCGTTCAAACTAATGCTAGTGCTATTTCTAGTAGTACGGCTGCCGCTGTTTCGGGTAACTACAATACCATGAGCGGAAATGCGACAGGTTCAACAAATAGCATGCAGGGATCTACCACTTCGGCGTTTACTACTATGCAGTCTAATGCTGAAAGCAGCTCTCAAGCAGTCGCAAATGCAGTGACAAATAACTTTAAGAATGCCGAGACGGCTGCGACAAATGCCATGAACGGCGTTTCCAAAGCCGTTACAGACGGCATGAATAAGGTTGATCAAGCTGCAACTTCGGGCGGAAATAAGATGGCTCAGACATTTGATAGTACCTTGAATAAAGTCAAGAGTTCTGTCCAACAGGGAATGTCTGCTGTTTCGTCTGCTTTTAACAGCGGAATGAACCAAGCCGTCAGCATTTCTTCTTCTGCGAATAGTCAGATTGTGGCTGTTTTCAATACGCTGGCTAGTCATTTGAACTCTGTAGGTGTTCACGCTGGCTCAGGGCTTTACAATGGATTAGCAAGCATGGCTGGCAGTCTGTACGCGCTCGCATATTCAATCGCTTCTAACATTGCAAGCGTGATGCGTTCTGCTCTGGATATCCATTCACCTTCTCGTGTTATGGATGCGATTGGTGGCTTTACAGGCGAAGGAATGTATAACGGTATGGCTGGTTGGGTCAAAGCGATTGACGGAGTCGCAAAAGACTACGCCATGGCCATTACTGACCAGAAATACGGAGTCGATAGCGTAGTTACTACGTCGGCTAGTGTAAATAATAGCGGTATTCGTTCATCTCTTGAAAATCTGAGCGATGATGTGAAGAATTCTCAATTATCAAATGCTACATTTGAAATCCATAACGAAATTGTGGGCGACAAGATTTACACGTCTGTTAAAGAGCGAGAAGCTCGTGATCGTATCAAAGACGATTACTTTGTTTATGAATAGGAAGGCTATGAAATGGATTTACTGATTACACATGCTAACGCTGAGATTAAATTATCTCAGCTCGGCATTTATAACATTAAAATTGTTGATAGTACGCCTTCTATTGAGGTAGACAGGCGGACGGTTAAGGGGCGCAGCGGATATATCCATGACGGGATCACCTTGCGCCAAAAAACAATTAAAGTTTCTGGAAGGTTGGCAGTTGCCAGCCTTTCTGCATTTATGGAAAAACAAGATGAGATTGCAGGTTGGCTTTATGGAGATGAACCTTATTTCATCACTAAAATGCACCCAGTACAAGATGACTTGTATGGATTTGAGCTACCTGGAGCTAAAACAGGGGATTTAAACCTTTTAGATATTCCTCACACTGCTTGGAAGTATCGATATAAGGTGCATATCAGCAATGAAATTGATTATAACTTTATCGGTAAATCAGCAGCAGGTATGAAATATAACATTTCTTTTGAGCTGGTGACTGCTGAGATGCCATTTGGCGAAACTGTACCTCGAGACATTGTTTTGACTGGAGGAGTTATTCCATATAAGGGTACAGCGACTCTCAGTCAGCTAGAAGTGCCTTATGTAGTCGAATTGACTGCAAGCGCTAGCCAAACAAACTTCTTTTTGGAAATTGATGGCAGACGTTGGGTCTATAATCATACTTCAACACCGATTAAAGAAGGCGATAAATTACGCTTGTTCGGTGTTGAAAATGTAATTTACAAAGGCATGGCATTGCCAGATTTGAACATTAACATTCGAACAAATTATGAATATTTTGTCATTCGACCAAATCCGCAGAAGCAAGTTCGCTATTCCACTGATTTTAGAGGGACGATCAAAATTCTAGGTTTTAAAGAGCTATATAAGTAAGGAGGTGATAGATTGATTACATTTGTCGATGAAAAAGGTACAGAGCATAGTGCTCTGGTTGCTTACTCTGTAACTAATGCGGTCAATGGTGAATTGTCTGTGAAGGGCACAATCTATACCAACGATAAAGTCTTGCACGGTATAGGTCGAGGCTGGCGTTTTCGTTTAGATGATGAGTATTTTCGTATTACTTACGCAAAACCTAACGACACAGGACGACAGATTGAGGTTGAATTTGATGCAGTGCATCAGTTCTTCTACGACATGTCAAAATCTATGGTTTACACTACTTTGAATGGCTCAAAACCATTTGAAACTTACCTACAAGCGATCTTTTCAGGTAGTGGCTATACTTACAATTTGGAAACGACAGTCGGGTCTATTCGAAAAGAAAATTTTGGGAATAAGTCTCGACTGTCACTTTTCAACGACATTATCAAGGCCGCTGGTCTTGAATTTTCTGTCCGTGGTCATGTCATTCGAATCTTAAAACGAATCGGAACAGACCTGTCTACAATCGTTCGTAAAGATTTTAATATGAACGAGCTGAAAATAGAAAAAAATATCAATAGCTTTGTAACCTACCAACGTGGCCTCGGTGCTTGGAAAGACGATGAGGATCATTCAAAAGGTCGTTATGAAACATCATACGAGAGCCCACTATCTGCTATTTATGGACGAATTGAGGCAGATCCTATTGTAGATGAGCGCTACAAAGATACAGGGAAGCTGTTAGAGAGGCTGAAAGAAAATGTGGATAAGTCGTACAAGGTTTCTGTCGAAATCGATATGGAAGACTTATCACAAGCTGGCTATCGAATCAGTCGTCCGAATCCGGGTGATTACATCATGGCCATTAACGAAACCTTGGGATTTCGTCAAAAAGTCCGCATCGTGTCGTTTACCAGCGAATATGATGTAGGTGGCAATCTAATTAGTCGAAAGGTTTTCTGCAACGATATTGGAACGGTCCAGCGTGTAACAAGTGAAATTAGTCATTTGTCACGCACGCTAACTGATTCGATAGAAGGAAGCGAACGTGCCTTAAAAACAGCTACAAAAGCTTTAGTGTCGGCAGATGGGAAAAACACGAACTACTTTGGAGATGTGAAACCATTAGATATTCCAAAAGGGACATTGAGAAAAGGTGATCGCTTATTTTTGACCGTCGGTGATAAAAAACAACTGTACTTTTGGAACGGAGCAGAATGGGAACTCAACCCTTTAGAAATGGATCTCGTAAAATTTCGCAAGGAATACGAATCTAAAACTAAAGAGATCAACCAATCCATGGCCAGCCAGACCCAACAAACCGCCCAAGCCCTACGCACGGCCGGCGCTAATACCTCAGCTATCGAGGCCGCCAAGGACGCTATCACCAAGCTCAATCAGGACTTGACGGGCGCTAAGCAGACCAATCAAGCTGCGATTGACCGGCTAAAATCGGACTTCGCTAGTGCGCAGAAAACGGCAAGCGACCAAACAGCGCTCCTGAGAAGCGACTTGGCTAATATCCGAACCCAGCAAACAGTCTACGAGCAGACTAACGCACAAAATATGTCGCGAATCGTAGGCCAGCTGGGTGATAAAGCTAGTAAATCAGAGGTCAATCAGACAGCCGATAGAATCCGCGAGGAATTAGCTAGTTTGGCGGTGGGCGGTCGGAATTACTTTTTAAATTCTGGCGTCGAAATCACATCTGGATATAAAGAGATCCAGGTCCATCCTGATTTTGTCAAGCATGCAAAAGGAAAGAAAATTGTGATGAGTGTGCAGGTTTCGGGAGAAAATGTTGTTGCCCAAAGCCGAGGAAGATTTGGGTTATCAACTTCAGCTGGAATTGCTGGATCGACAAATAGGGCCTGGTCTGAAGTTTGGGAAACAGGGACAGGGAATATAGCCAGAAAACGAATCTATAAAGTCTTTGAATTTAGAGAGGACTGGATTGATTTCGTTGCAGGATTATACGTTCAAACCGGAAACGGAGCTGTCACAGGTTTTCCCAAACTCGAAATCGGTACGATACCGACAGATTGGAGTCCTGCTCCAGAAGACACCGAAGGTCTTATCACCGAGGCAAAAGCCACCTTCGAGCGAACAGCTCAAGGCTTGCGGACAGACTTGTCAGCTATCCAGTCGTATGTCAACGCCGACGGTACGAGGGCAGAAGCTCTACGCACTTACTCCCGCGAGGAGACGGCCCGTCAGCTGACCGCTGAGCGTAAACTTATCGAGGCTGGATATGTTGCCAAAGCGCAGCATACAGAGGACGTGCGAGGGCTGACGAGGCGGTTTGAGGAGCTGACAGAGGGAGGTGTCAACCTCTTGCGCAACTCAGCGAATTTGCCTACAGCTGGAGACTACAGAAATGGCAAATGGGTAGCGACAAGCGGAGGAAACGGTACAGCTCAGGTTGTACCCGTCACAAGCTCTCCTAACCCTCTAATCAAGAGCATGATCCGTGTTGTCAATAACACAGTTGGAAACAAGGATTTATCGCAAGCCGCTATGGCTCTTGTGGTTGGTCAGAAATACACTGTGTCTTGCTATGCTCGAGTGGCCAGTGATAGCCCGAGTCCAACGGTTGGTCTGCTAATTAGGTCTTGGGCAAATAACAATGATGCTAATCGCAAATTGCACAAAACCATCTCAAACAGGGATTGGGAGCGGCACTCATTTACATTTACTGCTGATGCCGTGGCTAACTCAATCCAATTTGGGCAAAGTGGTGCTGGAAGCGTCGAAATCTGCGCTCCGAAAATTGAGCTAGGCACTGTTGCGACAAGCTGGAGCCCGTCTCCAGAAGACGCAACGGCCTACGCAGATACCAAATTGGCCGAGTACAAGCAAAGTATTGACGGGCAATTTGCTACTATCAGCCAGCAAATCGCAGGCAAGGCTAGCCAGATCGATTTTCAACGTGTGCAGGAAACCAGCAAGCTCTATGAGCGGTTGATTGGCTCGACAGAAAAGGAAATCATAGACAAGGTCTCTCGCATGACCTTGTCTAACGAGCTATTCCAGGTCGAGGTCTCAAAGAACCTTGGTCTTCGCACGGTACAGTATCAGATGGCAAATGCCTGGGCAGTGCAGAACCTCAACTCGAACGGGGATATCATCAGTCAAATCAATATGACTGGCCCGAACGTGCGCATTCAAGGCGAGTCTATCCACTTGGACGGAAAAACTTTGATTGATAATGGTATCATCAAAAACGCCATGGTCGAAAGCATGCTAGCTGATAAAATCACAGCTGGCACACTCAACGCTGCGAATGTAAACATAATCAATCTAAACGCTAGCAAAATCGTTGGTTTAGATGCGAATTTTATCAAGTCTAAGATTGAGCTGGCGTTTATCGAGTGGATGCGAGGAAAAACAATCTCTGCTCAAAACGACGCGATGAAAATTGACTTGAATGCTGGGCAAATCAATTATTACACAGACAGAGCGGCATTGAAACGAGTTTTAACAGGCTATCCTAACCAATTTGTTAAATTCGCGACAGGAAAAGTCGTAGGCAAAGGTCTTGCTGGGGTTACGATAATTGGTTCTAATCGTTACGGCAACGAGAGTTCTGATGATGGTGGATTTGTTGGAATTCGCGCATGGAACGGCCCTGATATTGACCAAGTCGATATTGTAGGAGATACTGTCAGATTGACTAGCTCACCTTTTGAATCTGCGGATGGATGGGATGTTATCACTTTACCAAACAAGCTAGAGATTGACGCTCACAATGTCAATCATCGTGTTTCTTCAAGGGTAAAAGTTGGTGATGTGTGGCTATGGAAGAATGCTTCCACTTACTCAAGCATGAGAGAGACCATTAACCTCATCATCGATAATCTCCAACTGCTACATAATAATAAAACGACCGAAAAAGGCTATAACTACACTATGCCTGCAAAAATTTAGGAGGAAAATATGAACGAAAATATCCAGTCAAAGCTAGCGATCGAAATCGCTAGTAAATCATTAACAATTGCAAAACTTGAAGCTCAAAACGAAGAGCTGCAAGCACAATTACAGCAGGCTTTAGAGCGTAATGCAGAGTTGGAAGCGCTGCTTGAAACGAGCACTGCGCCAGAAAGCGAGGAAGAAGCATGAGAACCTGGAACGTAGTAGGGAAGTACCTAATCTATGACGGTGACGGCAAGGTGACTCACACAGAGATTGCGATTGCCAGCACATCAGCAGGCTATGCGACATTTACCGAGCGGGTCCTGGGCGACCAGCTGGGGAAGAGCGACGCTGATTTGATTGCTTTAGCTTTAGAGGCGCTGTTTAAGTCCGAATTTTCGGACCGAGCTATGGCGGAAAGTGTCCAAAAAATCGAAGAGATGGACCAGGCTATCAAGACCTCTAATAGCCTGATTGTTAAAATGGAATCAGCTATCGCAAGAGCGGAAGAAGCAGCAAACGAAAATCGTGAACTCGTCAAAACAGTCACGCTGACACTTAACCAGATTATCGCAGGCGGCTTTGATGACGCAGAAGCAGACGAGGAGGACCCAGAAGATGAATCGTCTAACCAAGAAAATCAAGAACAAAATTAAAGGAGGATCAGCAATGATGATCAATTATTTCGCAATGCAAGTTAACTTAGGATGGATTACTCTTGAGCAAGTGCCTAGACGCTACCGTGCAAAGGTGGCAGAGCTGGTAAATCTGTCTGATCTCGGAAATGGAGAAAGCAAGAAAGGTGATTTATGATTCGTTTCACGCCCGAGGATATCAGTCTAATCATTGGCTTTGTCGGTGTCTGTCTGGGCATTTATGGCAATTTTAAAAGCACCATCATAGCGCAGGAAAAGCGCCTGGTTGTGCTGGAAAAGGATATCGAAAATTTAAAAGAGTTTAAAGGATCGGCTACTCAGCGCCTGAATAACCACGAGGAGCAGAATAAAACAATCTTGGTCCTTGCTGAACAAATTAAGGGGCTAAGCGAAGATGTCCGAGAACTCAAACAACTCATCACAAATAAGGAGTAGCTATGCTGGATTTTTTGAAGAACTTATGGGACAGCGGAATTTTGACTGCTGTCGCCTTTTATGTGATTAAACTAATAATTGCTAACACAAGAAACAAAAATATTGCTATGTTTGCAAGCTGGGCACAGCAGGCTGTCGCCTTTGCGGAACAGTATTCTAGCCCTGGGCAGGAAAAAAAAGACCTAGCTATGAGGTTGGTTCGCAGGCGAATACGAGCTAATGGCTTAGCTGGTAGATTTAGCGAGGAACAAATCTCAGGCGCTATCGAATGGGCACTTGTTGAGATGAAGAAAAATAGTTAAAGGAGGTGGTCGCTTGACGACACAAAGACAGCTTTTAGACAAACTAGATAGCTTGGTCAATCAACGTGTGACAGTGCCGACGAATCCATATGGAGGTCAGTGCGTGGCCTTGATTGATAACGTACTGCAGTATCAAGGATTATTTGACTTAAATTTTGGTTACGTCAATGCCATTGACTGTCTGTATAGAGCTGCCCAACTCAACCTTAAAGTAACTTACTTTAATGGCTCGAATAGACCGCCTGTCGGTTCTGTATGGGTATCAGACTGCTTGCCATATCACGAATTTGGTCATATCGGATTTACAACTGGATATAATCCAGACGGAACGATGATCACTGTCGAACAAAACATTGACGGGAATGGAGATGCGCTATTTGTTGGCGGTTGGACACGCAAAGTTACCCACACCTTGACTCCCGATGGGACGTTTGGCTATGGTAACTGGCAAGCTCCTGATCAGCAACTTGTAGGCTGGTTCGAACTCCCTTTCGATGGGACGACAGCAGAAGAAAACACAACAAAATTGGAGGAATTAGAATTGAATAAAGACTTTATCTTAAAAAACGGGAAATACGGCTTTGGAATCTACCTCAGCGGTAAGTACATGGGACTAACCGATATGGGGACTGTCAACAGCTTTAGAGACAGCTTACAGCTGCCTGTGGTATCTTTGTCTGACAAGGATTTTTTGAAGTTTGTCGAAACTTTTGGCAAATAAAACCGCAGCGGAAACTGCGATAAATAAAAAATATATTTTTCTTAAATTTTAATCTACCCCGGCCTTTCGGCTGGGGCTTTTTTTTTGTTATAATGCAAAAA